AAGCCGATCGATCTCGCCGCCATCGTCGCCGAGACCGGCGTCAACGCGGTCGGCGCGCAGCCTGGCCAGAAGACGGCCGAAAACGAAAGCGTCGCGGCCCGCGCCCTTGCCGATCATCGACGCCTCACCGGCGGCGCGAAGTGAACCGGCGAACCAGAAAGGACCCTGAACCATGACCACCGCAATCCCGCAGAAGGTTCCCGGCGTCGCCTCGTTCGAGTCGTCGGACACCTACATCACCAATGAACTGTTCAACTCGGCGATCCCCGAGCGCCAGCACGACGATCGAGGCCTATTCGGTCGTCGGACTCGACGGCTCGGGCAATCTCGCGATGGCGAAGACCTCGGCGACCGCCATCGTCCCGATCGGCGTCACCACCGCGCGCATCGCGACCGGCGTCGGCGGTTCGGACCGCATCGCCGTCTATCGCGCCGGGAATTTCAACCCGGACGCGCTCGTCTGGCATGCCGACTACGACACCGACGCCAAGAAGGCGGCTGCGTTCCGCATCTCGCCGGCTCCGACCAACATCATCATCCGCAAGCGCCTCTGATCGGCTGACGCGCGGAAGAAAGGCGCACGACAATGGCTTTCGAGAACCCCAACATCTGGGACACCCGCGAACTTCTGGCCGTCTATCGCGAGCAGGAGTCGCCGCTGAACTACTGGCTCGGCATGCTCTTCCCGAACGAGATCACGTTCGACTCCGAATACATCGAGTTCGAGAAGATCCCGAAGGCCGGCCGCAAGCTGGCGCCATTCGTCGTCCCGATGGCGCAGGGCCGCGCGATCTATGAGGAGAAGAGCCAGGCCGCGCGCTTCAAGCCGGCCTACCTCAAGCCCTCCGATCCGGTCTCGCCGATGCGCGCGCTCTCGCGCCGCCCCGGCACGCTGCTGGCGCCGGGCGATTCCACCCTCGCCGCGCGCTACAATGCGGTGAAGGTGGACATCATGGCCTATCATCGTCGCGCCGTTGAGCGTCGGTGGGAGTGGATGGCCGCGAAGGCGATCATCGACGGCAAGGTCGTGGTCGATGGCGACGACTATCCGGCAGTGACGGTGGATTTCGCACGCGATGCGACGCACACCATCACCCTCGGCGTCGGCGCACGCTGGGGCGACTCCGGCGTGTCCATCCTGTCTCTGATCCAGAGCTGGCAGGACAAGCTCCATGCCGCTCCGTTCGGCGGCGCGGCGACGACGCTGACCATGGGCACCGAGGCATGGGCCGTGTTCCGCAAGGACACGGAAATCCGCGACGAACTCGATACGCAGCGCCGCGGCACCGACATCAACTTCCGCACGGGCCTGATCGGCACGGGAGAAGTTCGCTACGTCGGAACGCTCGGCCTCGGCCTCGATGTGTATGTCTACAACGACTACTACGAGTCGGCCGGCTCTTCGGTGGCGATCATGTCTCCGAAGGACGTCGTGCTGAGTGGTCCTGCCGTTCAGGGCTATCGCTGCTTCGGCGCGATCATGGACGTCAACGCCAATTTCCAGGCGCTGCCCGTCTTCATGCGCAACTATGTGACCACCGGCGACGTCGCGATCGAGCAGATCGTCACGCAGTCGGCGCCGCTGATGGTCCCGGTCAACCCGAACGCGACCCTCAAGGCCACCGTCGTCGCCTGACGTCGAATCGTCCTCTCACTATCCGCGAAGGCGGGGCCATTGCGCCCCGCCTTTTTCGTTTCCGATTGGAGCACCCAATGCCGAAGATGCGCGCTGTTCATTCGATTTTTGTCGCGGCCGGCAAGCCGGAATTCGACGACAAGACGAAGACCTACACGAAGGCGACGCCGCTGCGCGAGGTCAAGCCCGGCGAGGAATTCGACTGCGACGCGGACTCTGCTGCTGCCTACAAGGCGACCGGCGCGGCCGAAGCGGTCGCCGCCAAGGCGGCCAAGGCCGACTGATCAGCCGCCATGCCGTCGGCGTTCCGCACGCTGCTCGACAGCGCCTATGCCGACGCGATCGAGCCGCTTTATGGCGTCGCCTTCACGCATATGCCGATGCGCGCCAGCGCCAACGTCAACGCGCCGCCGGAGCCGGACCCGTCGCGCGCGTCATGCAACGTGATCGGCATTCTCGATGAGATCGACGCAGACGGCGCGCTCGCGAACATTGCTGACACGACCATGAACCGCCGGCCTGGGCTCGCCGCGCGCGAGAACATCCTCGACGTGGCGATGGCCGCCGGCGTCGTCCGTCGCGGCGACGTGTTCGTCAATGTCGAAACCGGCGCGCGCTACGTCGTCCAGACGGCCGATTACGACGACTCCGGCCGCTACCAGTGCCGTGTGAACGCAGCCTGACCGATGCTGTCCCGCCTCGCCCTGCGCGCCGCCGTCTGCGAGACGCTGGCGCCGACAGGCGCGACGGCATTCCCGACAATTGCCCGCGCCTGCGTCTACGACTCGCGCATTGATCCGATCGACGGACTCGACGAAATCGAGGCCGTTCCGATGGCCGTCGTCTACTGCGAAGAGCACGACAGTGCGCCGTTCTCCGGCACGCAGGGCGTTGATCGCCAGTCGATCACGCTCGTCATTGAACTGCTGATCGCCACGCGCGGCGACGTCGAAGTGACGATGGAC